GGTGGATTTTTAAGGCTTAGTTCCGATGAAGAAGATGAACCACTGCCTAGACGAAGAGCAGCTTATTACTAGGAGTAAATGATGCCAAGTTATTATGACAGCAAAAAAAAGAAACCAGGCAAAGCCGATATGCAATACAACAAAGGCGGCAAGGTTAAGTACAATGATGGCGGTAAGGTTGAGGATAAGGATAAAGAGGAATTAACCGAAGAACAAAGAGAATTATTGAAAAACATAGCAGACGAAAAGTGGAGAAAGAAGGTAGAAAAAGCACCTACCACTAAGACAACTATGGGTAATTACGCTAAGGGCGGAAAAGTCAAAAAAATGTCCGATGGTGGAAAGGTTAGAGGAATGGGTGCTGCAACTCGCGGTGGTAATTTTAGCAGGAACGGATAAATGGCTATAGAACGTCCTATGGGGTTTGACCCCTTTTCACAATCGCCTGAACAAGAAGGCGCTATTGAAATAGATATTGTGAATCCAGAGTCTGTATCTGTTGATACCCCTGATGGCGGGGTAATAATTGATTTCGATCCCAATGGTGATATGGCTGGCGGTAGAGATCACAATCAAAACCTAGCAGATTTAATTGAAGACAATGATCTAAGCAGGATTGCGTCTGATTTAGTGGGCGCTTTTGAAGCTGATAGAGATTCCCGTTCTGATTGGGAGAATACCTACATCAATGGATTAGACCTTCTTGGTCTGAAGAACGAAGACAGGTCTGAGCCTTGGGATGGTGCTTGTGGCGTTTTTCATCCCGTTTTGACTGAAGCTGTTGTGCGCTTTCAAGCACAAGCCATTCAAGAAATATTCCCTGCTGCTGGCCCTGTTAAAACATCGGTAGTCGGCCAAATAACAGATGAGAAATCCCAGCAGGCATCTAGGGTACGAGATTACTTAAATTATCTGCTTACTGAAAAAATGACCGAATACAGGTCGGAAACAGAAAAAATGCTGTTTTCCTTGCCTTTAGCGGGTTCTGCTTTTAGAAAAGTGTATTACGATCCTAATATGGGTCGGCCTTGTTCCATGTTTGTACCTGCTGAAGACTTTGTAGTGAGCTACGGAGCTTCTGATCTAAACACTTGTGAACGCGCTACCCACATTATGAAGCGTACCAGCAATGAGGTACGCAAATTACAGGTCTCAGGATTCTACAGTGATATTGATTTACCCGATCCAAGTCCTGATACCGGAGATATTGAAAGAAAATACAACCAACTAACAGGCGGGTCGGCGAATTATGAGTTCGATAACCGCCACACTATTCTGGAAATACAGGCAGAAATGGATCTGATCGGATTTGAGGATTCTGAATACGGTGAGCCTACGGGTATAGCCTTGCCTTATGTCGTTAGTATCGACAAGTCTTCCCGTCAGATACTTTCAATACGCAGAAACTGGTATGAAGATGACCCGATGAAGATGAAACGGGAACATTTTGTCCATTATCAGTATTTGCCGGGTATTGGATTCTACGGATTCGGTCTAATTCACATGATTGGTGGTCTGGCTAAGTCTGCAACCAGTATTTTACGCCAGTTGGTAGATGCAGGAACGCTATCCAATCTGCCCGGTGGCTTAAAATCCCGTGGATTACGCATTAAAGGCGATGATACGCCCATTATGCCAGGTGAATTCAGGGATGTGGATGTCCCAGGTGGCGCAATACGGGACAACATTACGTTTTTACCCTACAAAGAACCTTCAAATGTGCTGTATCAGCTTTTAGGCGATATTGTTACCGAAGGTAGACGTTTTGCTTCGGCTGGTGATGTAAAAGCTGCCGATATGAACGCTGAAGCACCTGTTGGCACGACATTGGCAATTTTAGAACGCTCCATGAAGGTAATGAGTGCGGTTCAGGCTAGACTTCATGCTTCGATGAAGAAGGAATTACGGATTCTTTCTGGCGTTGTCCGAGATTTTGGCCCCTCTGAGTACCCTTATGACGTTAAAAATGGGGAGTTAGTATCTGAAGACTTTGACAATAAAGTAGACATCATTCCTGTCAGTGATCCCAATGCGGGAACAATGGCGCAGCGAATCATGCAGTATCAGGCTGCATTGCAACTTGCAGTACAAGCACCTCAAATGTATGACTTGCCTCTTTTGCACAGGCAAATGCTGGAAGTTCTAGGCATTAGGGATGCTGATAAGATTGTGCCGCTTGAAGATGAAATCCCAGTGACTGACCCTGTAACCGAAAATATGAATATTATTAACGGTGAGCCAGTTAAGGCATTTATCTTCCAAGACCATGAAGCTCATATTCAAACCCATGTATCTTTGATTGAAGATCCAAAGATTATGGAAATTATGTCTCAGAATCCCACCGCAAAGGCTTCAGAAGCAGCAATGGCTGCACATATTTCAGAGCATGTTGCTTTTGCTTACAGAGCCAAGATTGAGAAAGAGCTTGGTGTTCCGCTGCCTGGGCCTGATGAGAAACTACCAGAAGATATTGAACTCAGGCTTTCAAGGCTTGTAGCACCAGCAGCAGCACAGTTGACTGGAAAAGATCAGCGTGAAGCTCAGATGCAAAAACAAATGCAAGAGTCTGAAGATCCTATTATTCAAATGCAGCAACAAGAGTTGCAGATTAAACAACAGCAGGTACAGGCTAAATCACAAGCAGACATGGCTAAAATTCAACTTGATTTGAAGAAGTTTACGGACAAGTCTGACCTTGATAGAGAAAAATTAGCGACTCAAGTAAAAATAGAAACTGCTAAGTTAGGCGCTAAAATTGCATCCGACAATAGCAGGGATCAGCTTGAATCTAAAAAAATTGCTAGTAAAGAACAGCTTGAAGGTGCTAAATTAGGAAAAGATATAGCAAAAGACCTGATGGGAAATTCAAACTCTAATGGATGAGCTTGATGTTTTACGGACAAAGTACCGAGAGTTGCTTAATGATATGAGCGATCACATCAGTACAGGAAGCTGTCAGGACTTTTCAGAATATTCACGTTGTTGCGGTGTTATAGAAGGGATTGCAATGGCAGAAAGAGAATTACTTGATCTAAAAAAGAAACTTGCTCAAGCATAACGCTATATTGTGTAGCGCAGGTGACTCTGGACACCCATTTCCAGTGCAAGGAGAAAAATCTAATGGCTAAGTCATTAGCAGCAGTAAACGAGAAGGAAAGCAATGTTGAAGAAATTAACATTGATGATTCCAATTCTCGCAAAGCAAATCAGATGCCAAAACCAACTGGATATAAGATATTAATTGCCTTACCAGAACCTGATGAGAAAACAGATGGCGGAATTATTAAAGCAAGTCAAACAATCCACAATGAAGAAGTGGGAAGTATTGTTGGGTTTGTTTTGGATACGGGGCCAGATGTGTACTCAGATTCTGTGCGTTTCCCAACAGGCCCATTTTGTAAAAAAGGGGACTGGATCGTAATGCGCTCTTATACGGGCACTCGATTTATGGTTCATGGGAAAGAGTTCCGCTTGATCAATGACGACAGCGTAGAAGCTGTAGTTGAAGATCCACGGGGGATTGTAAGGGTATGAGTGAATCAACAGAAACGAACGTAGGTGCGGAAGAATCCAGTGCTTCAATAACGTCAGCCGAAGATAAGTTCTTTGGTGTTAAGACGCAGATTGTTAAAAAATCTAAAGAAAAAGAAGCTCTTTCTGAATCTGATGATTTTGATTTGGAAATTGTTGATGATAAACCGCCTGTCAGTAAGGCTGCGTATGAGCCAACAGGCGATGAAGAGCTAGACAGCTATAGTGCTAGTGTTAGAAAGCGTCTTGACAAGGCAACCTTCAAAAGAAGGGAGGCAGAACGTCTTGCAGAAGAAGCGGTTATAGCAGCGCAGCAACTTAATCAACAAAACCAAAATCTCTCCGCAAAAAACAAAGAATATGAATCTTTGATAAATCGCGGTGAGACTGCATTGGTTTCACAAATTAAACAAAAAGCACAACTAGCAGCAGAAAAAGCCAAAGCTGAGTATAGAAAGGCTCATGAAGAAGGTAATACTGATGATATTGTATCTTCTCAGGAAAGGATGATTGAGGCTCAGTCTCAGATGCAAGAGGCAGAGCGTTATGAAAGAAGCCTTCCTCAACAGCCAACTCAACAGCAACAAATGGCTCAACAGCAACAATTAGCCTATCAACAGCAACAACAGGCTTATCAACAGCAACAACAGCAACCCGTTAACTCTGTTCCAGCACCTGAACCAAAGGCAAAAGAATGGGGAGAAAAGAATACCTGGTTTGGTGATGAAGAACATAAGGGCATGACAGCTTACGCTTATGCTCTTCATGAAGAAGCCATAAAAGATAATGGTCTTTCGCCTAACTCAGATCAATATTTTGAATATATTGATGGGGGTATGAGAGGAAGATTTAGTGAATATGAGTGGTCGGAAAACACATCTAAGGATGTGAGCGGTGGTGGACAAACCGCGCCTTCGACGACTGCTCAACCGTCGTCCGTGGTCGCTCCTTCCGCAAGGAACAATGGGGCTAAACCACGCAAAATGAAGTTAACGTCCTCTCAAGTCTCTCTCGCTAAAAGACTTGGGTTAACCAATGCACAATATGCCAACCAACTCGTTAAGGAGATGACTAATGGTAGATGAGCGCACTCCGAGGTCTTATGACACTCGCAAAGAAGTTGTTAGAGAAAACAATGATTCATGGATTCCGTCTTCAATCTTGCCAACACCTGATGCGCAAGATGGCTGGGTATTTCGCTGGGTAAGAACCAGTGCAATGGGGCAAACAGATAACACAAATGTGTCCCAGAAGTTTAGAGATGGTTGGATTCCTGTAAGGGAAGAAGATCACCCTGAACTGCATATTCAGTCAGATATTAACTCTCAGTTTAAGGGAAACCTTGAGATTGGGGGTTTATTGTTGTGTAAAGCGCCTAAAGAAAAAATGGATGCTAGAAACAAGCATTTTCAGGATTTGGCACAAAAGCAGATGGAATCTGTCGATAACAACTATTTGAGAGAAAATGATCCGCGTATGCCACTATTAAGACCGGAGAAAAGTACGCGCACAACCTTTGGTAAAGGCTAACTGTCCTTTTAGGATGTAGCCTTTTTTTATTTAACGTAATTCTGGAGAAACAGAATGGCTACAAGTGCAACTCCAAATGGTGCAG